GATTCAATTTCTCGGAGGCAGGAGGCGGTACCCGTGTATATGATCCTGCAAATCCTTTGTACGGAAATCATTTCACGCTTTGTATAAACGAAGGCTATTTATTTCGTCAGATTTTGGCCGACGCCGGATTTGCTTATGATGCCTCGACGCTACTCGCTGAACTTGATTTAATGTGGATGCCTTTCATATCCGAGTTTCAATTCACAAAGACAGAAGAAGACATATCAACAGAAGGATTTGGCGCCGAACTTTCGGCTGCGGACATGAATCTTACCACAGAAACAGATGTACAGGTAACAGGCATGACCGAACTTTATGATCTTGGTTCCAACTTCGCCACATCACAATTCACCGCGCCATTTACAGGATGGTTTTCGTTTATGGCAATCGTTCGTCTTGAAAGAACTTCGGGCGCGGGTGTTCAGACATTCACCCTTGTACTTGAAAAATCAGACGGTACTACACTTGTGGTGGGTTCAAACTTTTCACAGTCTTCAATCAACGTTGAATTTTCCCTGTCGCTTTATTCAGCCACGCAGCAAGTATTTTTGAACTCCGGCGACATCGTAGAACTCCACGTGAAGAAATCGGGATCAGCCGGAAACTGGACAATACATACCGGAACACTTGATGATGCGTTCGGTACATGGTGGAAGATGACAGGCTGTAGTGCTCCTGCATGGGGCGGCTCTGTTGTTGTCGCTGCCAATGCTCCCGACATGAAGCAAATGGATTTTATCCGTGACAAAATAAAACAGTTTAACCTTGTTGTTGTTCCTGATACCTCGGTTCCAAACAAAGTGAAGTTTGTTCCTCTTATTGAATTCATTGGATCGGGCGCAACTATCGATTGGTCACACAAGATGGATCTGTCAAAGGACATACTTATATCACCGACAACCGATATGCAGGCGCGTTCCTTGACTTGGACATACGGCCGCGAAGAAGATGCCTTGAATAAGATTTATCACAACTTCGCCAAACGGATTTATGGTGAACATAGAATAAGCGACACGGGTAACGACTTTGCAACACAGGATCAGAAAATAGAACTTGTAACAAAGCCGACACCTTGTAATGGAATACCCGGAACTTCGATCATCATTCCAAAGTTCTTGGACGAACAAGGAAAGTTTTTTAAACCGGGGCCGCGTTCACTTTATTACTACACGACAGCCGATGATGTGCAGGTATATGATGATGGTGGCGCGACAGTAGTAGCGACGACAGTACCACTCATGAATCACATCAATGGACTGGATCAGGATTTAAACTTCGGTGTTGATGTTCCTTTATCGTCGCAGCCAGTCTTATTCAACAACTTATTCTATCACTGGTGGAAGGATTACATCAACCAAATTTATGACAGCGAGGCACGGATACTTGAGGCATACTTTGCGCTCGATACCGTTGATATTATTTCACTTTCGTTTGCCGATAAAATATGGATAGTCACAAATGACGTTGGCTCGTACTGGCGACTTCTTGAAGTGACTGACTATGCACTTGGAACATACAACATGGTCAAGTGTAAACTGATTCGGATACTGCCAACTATTATTGACTGCGTGTGGATACCAAACATTATCGGTGTTTCGGGTGTTGTCAACTTCGTAAATGTAGATGGGTCAACATTTGGCGACGGTACTCAGGAATGTTGTGAACTATACGGCTACAGTTGGAATGATGTTTCTTCCAAGTGTTTCGCCTTTAATGGTGGCAGGCCCGAGGTTCCGGTCGGTGTAGGTCTTGAAGGAACGGGGCCAGGTGATCCGATCAGTTTCCCAGGAGCGATCAGTTCGCCGGTGATAACCATTTATTCAAACTTTATCGCATCGCCATTTTTCAAAACATATCTTGCAGATGCAACTTCGGGCGCGATAACCATAACTTTGCCACCTGCCGGAAAGAACAGAGGGGCCGAATACACAATAAAGAAAGTGGATTCGGTTGCAAACAATGTGGTAATTGATGGCAATGGCTCAGAAACTATTGACAGGCCAGCAACGAAAACACTTGCAACTCAGGATAAATTTGTGACCATACAACCCGACGGTGTACATTGGGAAATAGTATCAAGCAACTAATGAAGGACTACGGAAAAGAAATATCGCTGTGTTTAAAACTTCTTGACAAAGTAGAGGGTTCATCGCCTGAGTATAAAAGATTCGCCGGGAAATATGAATTGCCTCAAGGCGTATTCAAACGTCTGAAACTTATTCCAAGGAAGCACAAAGTAATTCTTATTCTGTTTTCACTTTGTTCACTTGCCGCGATTACCTTAACCATTAAATCTATTTTGTAATGCCATCAGTACGCTCCGGTGAATATGTCCTGCACTTTACGTTAGACGCGAAGGGTGCGGTTGTTAATATCCAAGCGGTAAAAGCTGAGATTCAAAAGACGGCCACCGGAATGGATGCTTTGAAAAAAGTACAGGGCCCAATCTTCGGAGTACTGAATCAACTGACGGGCGGACTTGCGGGAAACTTAAAAGACGTTTATGAATCGGTTGGTGGTGTAACCAAAGGATTCGGGGCACTCAAAGGTGCGATCATTGCAAGTGGTATCGGTGCGCTCGTTGTTGGTGTTGGTCTTTTAATTCAGCACTTCGATGAGGTTCGCGCTTCGATGTCGGCTGTATCGGATGAAACACAAAACCTTGCAGATTCAACTTATGAAGCGGCACTTGCAAGCGAGGAAGCATATAAACATTTCGATCTTGAAGAAAGAAAACTGCGGGCGCTTGGTGTAGCAGAATCAGAGTTAATAGTAATCCGCAGACAGGCAATAGATGAACAACTCGCAGCACAACAACTCGCGCTTGAAGGCCAAAAAAAACTGGTCGATGAGCAACTGAAAGGATTTGCAAAAGCGAGGGGAGCAACTGGAATTGACGCCGCATGGCAGTATGTTTTTGGAACAAGTGAAGAAGATGTCAAGGAAGCACTCGGAAGGCAAAAGGAAATCAATGACAAGATAGAACTACTCGAGGTTCAGAAACTTGAATTGATTGCACTCGAACAAAAAAAGGCAGCAGATGCGGCTAAACTGGCAGCAGACCAACGGGCGAAGGATGCCGCTGAAATTGCCGCTTTTGAAGAAAAGATATTAACCAGAGAGTTTGACGAAGCGAAGAAACTCAATGAAGAAAAGAAAAAGTTACTCGCCGATAATCTTGCAGATGAAGCAGCCGCAGCCGATGAACGAGGTGTCATTGCGCAGAAAAATGCCTCGATAGTTATTGATGCTACACAGCAAGTTGCCGCAGCGAAAATGATTGCAGATGCCGAGGCGAAAAAACAGGACAGGGAAGAACTCGAAAGGAAACAGTACATTGCTAAAATGAGTGTTGGATTTGCGATGGATGCAGCCGCCTCACTTGTTGATCTTGCGACTACACTTAGCGACGGAAATGAAAAAGCAGCACGTAAAACATTTGCAGTTGGAAAAGCACTATCAATGGCCCAAGCGATTCAGTCAACCTATGCAGCCGTCAACGCAGTTTTAAAAGACCCAACTCTTATTGGCCCATCGAGATTCATTGCCGCAGCGAGTGCAGGTATCTACGGACTTGCAAACGTGGCGAAGATTGCCAAGACCAAGTTTAATCCAGGAGCCGGAGATTCGGGAAGTTCGGGCGGTGGAGGCGGTTCTTCGTCGGGTGGCGGTGGATCCATTTCAACGGGTCAATCATCGGGCGTACAGGCTCCGGCAATTGACTTCAGTTTTCTCAATCAACGTAATGCACAAAATCCAGTAATACAAGCGTACATGGTTCCCGGACAAGTATCAGGGCCAATGGAAGCAAGAGAAAAAATAAAAGACCAATCACGATTATAATGGAAAAGCAAATACCAATTTTCGATTGCATACTCGACAAAGAAGGACTACTCGGGCCGTCTGCAATTTCGCTCGTTAATGACCCGGCAATGGAATCCCGGTTCGTCACGCTGTCAAAAGCAAAAGAACTCGGCGTGATGGAAGTTCATTTGAAAGCCGGGCCTGTTGAAAAGCGGATGATTTATGGGGCCGTTCTCATTCCTGACAAACTGATCTACCGCGTTGATAAAGACCGTGGCGAATACTATATCCGAATGTCTGCCGAAGTCATTGAAGAATGGCGGGAGCGATACATGAAACGGCATCTTCAACAGGCCGCAACTTTGGAACATACTTTCCCGGTTGAGGGATTAACGACCGTTGAACTGTGGACAAAGATTTCCGATCAGGATAAATCGGTCGCCCTCGGTTTCAATGAGCCGGACGGAACACTTTTCGCCGGGATGAAATGTGATGATGACAAAATCCTGGAAGATGCGAAAGCCGGAATTTTCACCGGGTTCTCTGTTGAATCATGGTTCAATCATGTACAGAGCGACGAAACTATACTGGAAACAGTAATGGCAGAACTCGCCGCTATTCTTCGCGGGGAATAACCTTGTTCCTTTTGTAAACTTTCGCCGAGGGTTTCACTTTGGTAATCATGTTGCGCCGGATGATTTGCGCGATGTGACGGATTGAAAGTGGGAGTGTGTTTTTTTTGCTCATTCTGTGTGAGGGATTTTTACTTAAACAAAGAAAGAAACGAAGAAGCCAACGAGTTAGGAAATAGAAGAAGAAAGAAAGAAAAGCCCTCCCCGGAAAACAACCGTCTCGCCCCGGCGAAGGGGCAGTTGCACGATCCAACAACTTATCGCAGATTGAAGTTTGGGCGATTGACTTTGGCTGTGCCTTACCAAAGATGGAGTTGATACAAAAAAAAGATCCCCGCTCGCACAGATACGGGGATCGTTTCGGATATTCTTTTCGGTTTATCCTCTCGCGTCTTTTGCTGTGCGTCAACTTCCGCGAGATTGTGGTACAAATATCCAAAAGGGTATAAAATTCATACCCCTTTCTTGAAACTATTTTCAACACGATACTAACAAAAAGAAAGCCCGAAGACGTTTCCTCAGGCTCACCTTAACAAAATTAACTTAAACACTTGAATGATTAACAAGCCAAAGATAGCAAAATGTTACAAAATCCACAAATCGTGTACTATCTTGAAAATTCCATCAAATGGCCCTCGTTGATAAACTCAAAGCATTCGCAGAAAAGAATAAAGACCTTTTCTCAAAGCACAAGATCAAACTCGAAATCGAGCAGCCTGCCAAACCAAAAGAATTTCTTGCTTCCGGTAAGTTGAAAGACGGCTCGGAAATCCACACTACATCGGATTCTTTCAAAGAAGGAGCCGATTGTTATTTCAAGGATACCGAGGGAAATGAATCAGCGGTACCAAACGGAACCTACGAACTTGAATCGGGCGATAAAATCACGGTGACTGAAGGAATTGTTACCGCTGTTGAATCCGGTACGCCTGCAACTGAAGAAATGGCCAAGGTCGTTTCTGAACTCAAGAAGATTTATGAAGAAGCGATCAGCGAGATTCAAACCGAACTCGCCGGGGTGAAAACAGAACTCGCCGCAATGACCGAAAAAGCTACCAAAGCAGAAGCCAAGGCAGTTGAACTCGGCAAACAAACGCCTGCGAAACCATCGGTGAAGGCCGATCTGAAGAAAGAGGACGAACTCAAAACCGACATCGGACGCAAAAATCCGCTGATCGACAAAGTTCGTGAAGGAATCGCCGCGGCAAGGGCAAACAACAACTAAGAACAAAAGATCAACCATAATTTATCATGGCAACAACTACCTCTTTAACCACAACCTACGCCGGAAAACTCGCGGCTCCCTATCTACTTGGTGCAATGAAGGCGATCAAATCGCTTGAATTCATCACGGTAAAAGAAAACCTCGAATACAAAACGGTCGTGAAAAAACTGGTCAACGCCATTTCTTTCGCCGCTCCAACTTGTGATTTTACCCCAACGGGAACGGTCACAATCACAGAGCGAATCTTGACCCTCGAAGAATTCCAGGTACAGGAGAATCTTTGTAAAAAGGATTTCTTCACCGATTGGAATTACATGGTTGATTCTGGTGGTGGTCAGAAATTGCCACAGGAATTGAGCGACGCAGTGATTGAAAACATGGCAGCCGCGATTGCCGAGAATGAAGAGAACATCATTTGGCAGGGTGTCAACGCGACAACTGGACAGCATGATGGATTCATTACCCTGATGCTTGCGGATTCTGCGGTGATCGACGTATCAAGCGCGGATGCCATAACCGCTTCAACCATCATTGCCGATCTTGCCCGTACACTTGCCGCTTCGATTGCCTCGACTAAAGGCCCGGCACTTCATGGATCTGCCGAAATGCCTGAGTTCTATATCAGTCCGACCTTAGCGGTTTATTACAAACAGGCACAGGCCGCACTTGGAAATGGAACTTACTACCAACAGAAAGACGTGATCCTCGAATACATTGGTTACAAGCTGAACGTTTGCCCCGGTATGCCGGCCAACACTATGGTACTGGCACGTCCGTCTAACCTGTGGTTTGGAACCAATAAGAAAAGCGATTTGAATGAAATCATCGTAGCCGACATGGGCCAATGGGCCGAGCAAAATGTCCGTTTCTCATGGAGAGGCTTCTTTGGTTGTCAGTATGGTTTTGGCGACGAAATCACACTCTACCGTTACCCTGAGAATTCCTAATAGCGTGGTGCATAGAATCTGAAAAGGGGCGAGCCGAAACGCTCGCCTTTTTTCTGAAACCCAAATAAAACAAAAGAAAATGGCCTGTGAATTAACAAGTGGATTCGACCTGGATTGCAAAGATGGGGTCGGCGGTATAAAGGACATCTTTGTTGCCGCACACGTAGAGGTTCAAACCAACGTGACCATTGCCGCTAACGTGGTGACGGTACTTGGAACCATAACCCTGTATCGTCTTGCGCTTCCAAAAGGAACGGGCTTTTTCAATGACAATGGTGTAAACGATCCTTTGACCGGAACAACCAAGTTCGATCAGGAGTGCACCATCGTTCTCCACAAGATTTCAACGGCCAAGAAAGCACAGGTTTTACTTTGGCTTAAACAACGCCTTGTTGTATTTGTCCGCGATCAGAACGACAATATCTTCATGATGGGCCGCGAAGATGGCGCACATTGTACCATCGGAAACGGTGTCACCGGAACTGCAAAAGGCGACATGAATGGTTTTAACATCACCTTCACGGCTGAAGAAAAATCATTTGCACCGCTTCTGACAGCGTTCACGACTAACCCATTTGACAACTTCGCGGACATCACAGTATCACCTGCCTACCCGGTTCCTGAAACATAAAACAGGGGCTACATAAAAACGCCCTATGTTTTATTTGACGCCATCAACATCCGGACAAGTCGTTTACCTGACACTCAGGGAAGGTCGATATTTTCAAGAAGCGACATTTACTGACTACCTTCTTGTTTTGACCAATGAACTAACTGGCGAGGTGTTTTATCTCATCCCGGTTATCACAACAGAGGTCGAAAGATACACGGCGATCACAATTGGAACCGATGCGAATACTCCTTTAACTGGTCATGTTCTTATTCCAAATACCAAGGCCGGGGATTATGCTTATGTAGTGTACGGGCAAAATTCAGCGACCAACCTTGACCCGGAAGATTCTGATGTGGTCGGCGTTGTTGAAAGGGGAAAATGTGTAGTATCTTCGACCACGGTATTCTTTGAGGACAATGTTCAAGTAATCACAGCAGACAAAGCATATGCCGGGTAAAAAGCCACAACAACCACAAGTTCCATCGGTTCATTCGGTTTCAATGTCGAAGTATCAGGCCGTGGATATTTGCGAAAAGGAATCCCGAAATGGTTGGGTAGAATTCGGCGTTGATAATTTATTCCCGCAGTACCTTATTGAACTTGGAAACGAATCGCCTTTACACTCCACTCTTTGTAAACAGATCAGTCAGGCTATTCTTGGAAAAGGTCTTGAAAGTAATCTTCCCGCCACCAGAACAAAACTTGCGCAGTTTCGAATCAACAAGAAAGTGCTGCCTGGAATTTGTCACGATGTAAAAAAGAACGGCGGTTATTACCCTGCAGTTGTTTGGTCAAAAGATAACAGCCAGATAAATGAAATCAACTCGATCCCAATTGAATATTGCCTGGTAAATGTGGCCGTTGACACGGACGAAATAACCGGGGTAAGGGTATCAAAGAATAGGGCGCAAAAAAGAAAGGATCGGTACACCCCTGTTTTATACCCGCTTTTCAAAGTAAAAAAAGCCAAGGCAACAGGGGAAAATGATCTTCCGATTTATGAAGATGAATCCCGGCAAATCCTTTTTAAGTTCATGCTTTCGCCCGGTTCGGAGTATTACCCCCGGCCCGATTACGTTGGCGCAATAAACTACATAGAACTCGACCGCCAAATCAGTTCATACCATTGCAACAACATTAAAAATGGTATGTTCCCCTCGCATATTGTCACCTTCCTAAATGGAATACCTGCACCCGAAGAACAAGGCGCGGTGATCGCTGCATGGGAACAAAATACCCGAGGCACAGAAAACGCAGGAGTGAGGATATTTTCATTCAATGAATCCCTTGAAAGGGCAACCAAGATCGAGGCGTTTCCGCTTTCTGATGCTGATAAGCAATATGAATTTCTGTCAGAAGAAACAATGATGAGGGTCATGCAGGCCCATAGAATCGTATCTCCCTTACTTATTGGTGTTCGTGACGGTAGCGGCCTTGGAAGTAATACAGATGAACTGGTGACGGCTCACAGGCTGTTCATGCAGCAAGTAGTCGGCCCGTATCAGGAACTTATCATCGAGGGAATGGAAGAGGCTTTGGGTGCCGCCGGAGTTGTTCCCCAAATCGAGTTTGAACAAAACGAACTTCCGGTCGATATTGAAAAGGATGCAACTTCGAAAGACCCAGTGACCAAACTTTCGAAAGCGGAGCCAGTTGCCATGTCCGAAGAAGATTCTAAATACTGGATTACCCGACTAAAAACCGTTGGCGAAACTATTGACGCCGAACTTTGGGAACTGGTAGAAGAAACCATGGTACATTCGGTTGAAGAAGAACGCGAATTTGCTGAGCAGAAACTTTCAAAGATCAATTTACAGGGCGAATACGCGAATCCTGACCTCAAATCTAAATGGGGCGACACCGGGTTATACAAATTAAGGTATGCTTACTCGCAGAATATTGATGATAACAGCCGCCCGTTCTGTAAAGAAATGGTAAACCTGTCTGTTTCGGGCACCGTTTACCGCTATGAAGATATTGCCCAAATGTCCGACGCCGGTGTCAATGGTCAGTTTGCTCCTGCCGGCAGTTCATCCTACGATATTTTCACCTGGAAAGGCGGCGTATATTGTCACCACCACTGGAAAAGGCAAATTTATTTTAGGAAACGTGGCAAGGATGGTGCATTTTTACCGAACAAAGGACTTGAAAATGATAAGAGAGTGGGTAATAATCCGTTCGTTCCGGCAAAAGGAAAAGAAGGAATTGCCCCAATTGATACACCAACAAGAGGGAGTTTGAAATAATGGCACTACCCGCAAAAATATTGTTCATTGATGACACGTACCTTCGAAAGAATACCGCTGTGAATGATGCTGTGGATGCTGAACTTATCCGAGTGGCGATCTACACGGCGCAGGATATGTACGTTCAACGTTCACTTGGCACCGATCTTTATACCAAGCTGAAAAATGAAATCGACGCGGGTACATTGGCGGGTGTTTACCTGACCCTTATTCAAAATTATGTGATGCCTGTCACTTTGTGGTTCACGATGGTTGAGCTTTATCCAATGCTATTTGTGAAGCATGACAACGGCGGACTTCATCACAGGACTTCTGAGGACACGACAAACATTGAAACAAATACTTACCACGCCCTTCGTGACGATGCGCGCAACAAAGCCGAGTTCTACGACAAACGTCTGAGGGATTATCTTTGTATCAATTCAGCTTCTTATCCTGAGTATTCGACAAATCAGCCGCCCGACATTTCACCAAATCACGGCGACTACCAGTCGAACACAGCTTTTGGATATGCGGCAAGACGACAGCCCGGAACTATTGACCCAATATACGACCCAACACGATGACACAAATTTTTGACCTTTTAACCGGAAACGCCGTAACTGTTTTGACCGACAGTGAGGGCCGGGAATATGCCCAACTCTCAACCGATGGGTCCCGTCTTGATGATAACCCGGTGACAAGCCCAACAAGCCCGGCGACTGTATCGGATACCACCGAGCAGCACAATGAGGATTGGGAGTATGAACTTCGTGGCGACCGTGTTGTGTTTGATGCAAACGTTTTGAAGTATTGGGGCGTTGTTGACAAAAGAGAAAAATGAAAAATCTGATTTTCACCATAGGAATAGTCTTGCACCTTGCAATTGCTCAATGGTCATACGTGCAGGCTGGCAGGGCAAATACTTTCCGTGAATCGTGTGGCGGTGAACTTGTGCGAATAGATCAGTACGGGGCCATCGTCGATTGTGAGAACCCGTATAAGGGCCAATATGACCTTTATCTTTCAATCGCCTGGACTGAGGCCGCGCTTTTGTTTCTTGCGCTCGCTTTCCTTTTTCATCTGAATCTTGCCAATAAACTACTCGCCGGCTTCTTTGCCTATTCTACATGGTGCAATTTTGTAGATCAAATCGACGATCCATTCAAGGCAAATTGGGTACTTGACACGTTATCCATTTCGGCCTATGGAATTTTTGCAGTAATAATCTCTCTCAAATCCTACCAACTGTGGAAAAAGAACAATGGGTAATCGAACGACTTCACGAACTTTGGCATTGGCTCGGTAAAATGTCACCACCAATAATGGCAGGACTTCTCGGGGCAACAACCAAGATCATCGCTCAAAGAAAGGGCGGTAAGGAAATGACCTTATGGGGAATCATGGCCTCTTTATTCATTGGAGTAGTTGCCGCCGTGTATTCCTTCCAATACTTTGAATCCCTTGAATGGTTGCCCGGAAAATGTGTAGCAATGAGTTACCTGTCGGGAACATTCTTTGAGGTAATCGCCCTGTGGATTTTCACCAATTACAAAAAGATTCTGTCCGATTTTTGGGGATGGATTATTAGAAAGAAGCAATGAGAAAAGTCACACACCTTGTCCTTCATTGTACAGCAACGGCTCAGAATACCTCGGTCGAGAATATCAAGAAATATTGGAAAGAAAATCTTGGTTGGAAATCGCCGGGGTATCACAAAATAATCGAGCCACAGGGATCTGTTGTGGTGCTCGCTGACGACGAACAAATCTGTAACGGCGTAAAAGGCCACAATAGCACCTCAATTCACGTTTCATACATCGGCGGGGTCAATGGTTCAAAGCCCGTAGATAATCGAACCGCAAGCCAAAGGGAAGCCATGATTGCCCTTGTGAGATACTACCGTTCAAAGTACCCCGGAATCATTGTCTGTGGTCATCGTGACTTCCCCGGCGTGGCAAAAGCCTGTCCTTCATTTGATGTCAAAACATGGTTATCAGATATTGGCGAATAAAAAACCCCTCGGCGTTCCAAAGGGTCTTTTATCATCACTGAACTGTAACCAAAACTCTCCGAGTGGAGATATTGTTAATTCTTGCTTCGATCTATCGAAATCCAGCAACCAATGAAATCTGCACTTTCTTTAAGTTGCTTTTCAAACTCTTTCGCGTCCTCATCTTTAATAAAAGATTTTGCCTGCCTTTTACTATCGTTGCTCCATCCGGTTTTAACGTACCAAGTTACCGACCAGCTTTCTAATTCCGTCACAACTTGTGCCTTCTCCTTTGGAATAAATAGTTTGAATAGGTTCATTTTATATCGGTTTACAATTTACTTTCCATAGTACCCGCTAAACACTAACAGGTCTGAAACGTTTACCGCACCATCACCATTAAAATCTCCCGGTTTGTTTGCCAAAAAGTGCATCCCGGGAAACTTTGGGCCTGCCCATGAGGCAATATCACAATTCATCCGGTACTGTTCGGCGCTCAATGATCCGGGGTAACTCATGTAATTGTCAAATACCCCATCAATAAACAGGACAGCAAGTCCACAAGGTTTCTGCGCTGACCACGTTCTACCGGTCGACTTTTCCTTCATCATAAGTTCCAGGATAAATTCACCGTTCTTCAGCAAATGGGCGCACGAAAAAAGGTCAAGATGAAACATTGATGGATCTTCATTTAGCGCCTGTTTCTTCCAGATACCGCCTTCTTTGTAAATGGCGAACCAGAAGCAGTCGTAATTCTCCGGAAATACCTCGGAACCATCAATTCCTGTGGACAGGTTGTCAAGTTGGCCGTGCATGTCCTGACTGAAGTTGAGCATATCTACAAATAAATCCATGTTATATAGTTTGTAAAATTGATTTCAAATAATTACCAGTCGCTTTGAGTGAGTGCTTTTCTACGATCCACTGACGAATTAACCATCTTAATTCCTGTATATCCCAATGTACGGTGTC